ATAAAACTCGTAAAATAGGTGGTTCTACTATTTATGATGGTTCGGCGGATAGAATAGAAGACCAAATAAAAAAAACAAATGATACTTATGATGGAAAACCGTTCTTTAGGAAACTTTATCCAAAAAATAAAAAAAGTAACGACACGAGGCATATAGAAAAACAAATAGTAGAAATTCTTATGAACAATCCTCACCCAAACATAGTAACATTTTACGATGTTAATGATAGATATTTGGATATGGAAGAGTTAGATTCACCACATTCAAACATAGAATTTTATGATAATTTTAAAGATGAAACCCAAATTATAATAAATGTAATGATTGAAGTGAAGGACTTTTTACAAAAATTGGGAATAATGTATATTGATTGGAAATTTGATAATATAGCAAAAGGTAAAGATGGTAATTATAAATTATTTGATTTTGATGCTTCTGGAATAGTTGATTTACATACAAATAGATGGAAAGTAAAACCACCAAACTATTGGAGTTTTGCGAGTGCGAAAAAAAGACATTGTAATAAGCCAAAAGAAATAGACGACTGGTCTTTTAGATATAATATTTTAGAAGAAAAAGATTTTGTTTGTACTATAAACGGCGTTTGAAATGAAAAAGGTGTAATAAGATAGCGCTAAGAACCAAAAAACGCTCAAAAATACCGGGTTTTTGTATTTCAATAAAAATCCACTCAAAGGCAAATGGAAAGGGTTGAAGGGGCTCCGGAGGAACCCGGAGGACACCGTAGGTTTCCTAAGTCTCGCTATGCGAGCCGCGTGTTGATGCCACGAAGTGGTCTCTGACCCCTCAAAATTGAACTCAAACCAGTTTCGTTTGATTTCATTATATTTCCAAAACATATTAGAATTAAAAAGCGTTATTATATTATAACATGGACCCGGTTCTCTCCAATATTTCCAATGAAGACGATGTGTATAAATTTACATTGTCGGGATTGAACGTAAGTTTAGCTAACGGTCTTCGCCGAACTATCCTATCTGATATTCCCACCATCGCATTCTTCACCGAGACATATCAAGATAACCAGTGTAATATTCAAGTAAATACGACGCGTCTTCATAATGAAATTCTAAAGCACCGGCTTAGTTGTATTCCTATCCACGAACCTGTAAATATCAAGCAACGCGAGTCTACTCTTCTCGTCGGAACCCACGTATTGGAATTGGACATGAAAAACGAAACCGATTCTATGATTATTGTTACTTCCGAACATTTTCGTGTTAAGAATAAGAGCTCCGGTAAATATTTGATTCCCGATGAAGTCAGGCGTATCTTTCCACCGAATAAGAAGACAAATATGTATATCGATTTTGCCCGAATTCGTCCCAAGATTGGTGATTCTATCCCAGGCGAGCAACTTACGCTCACTGCCGAATTTTCAATCCATACGGCAAAAGAAAACAGCATGTTTAATGTAGTTTCGAAATGCGCATATGGTAATACTCTCGATATGGGTCGCGTAAATAACGTTTGGTCGGAGCAAGAATCTACACTTCGCTCTCAAGGCGTAGCCGACGATGATATTGAATTTCAAAAGAAGAATTTCTACTTATTGGATGCTCAGCGTCATTATGTCGAGGATAGCTTTGACTTTGTAGTGGAAACGGTGGGTGTGTATGATAATAAGGAAATTGTTAAAATGGCCGCGCTACTTTTGGTAAACAAGCTAGCCGACTTTATTCAAAATTTGGAGTCGGATTCTGTGCCGATTCTTACTAGCGAGACAACTATCGAACATTGTTATGATATTACGCTGGAAAACGAAGACTATACATTGGGTAAGATTTTAGAGTATATCCTGTATGAAAAGTATTATGTCAAGGATAAGACTCTTACATATTGTGGATTTAAGAAGTTTCATCCACATAATTCCGATAGCGTGATTCGTTTGGCCTATCAGCAAAAATCGGATAGGAGGATGGTGGCGCAATATTTGAAGGAGGCGGCTATTGCTGCCAAGGATGTGTATGTTAAGATTTACGGCATGTTTTAAGGGGCAGGGAACCCAGGTTCCCCCTGCTATATAATATAGGAAACCTATATGAACGTTTTTTTCTATATTATACTATTATCAACGGGCATTGAATTTACTACAATGCTTCGTTGCTGCGATGAGCAATTCAAAATGCGCAAGTATTTCAATTGTATTAGTAGAAAACCTCCGGTAGACGAATGTGATAAAAAAGGATGTGTTGCCCTAGATGACATCGAATACAAGGATGCTACGCCATTCATTCCGCCAGTTACCGGCGGGAAAGTAATCAAAGTTTACGATGGCGATACTATAACAATTGCGTCTAGGTTGCCTATCATCAATTCTCCCGTATATAGATTCTCGGTGCGTTTATCAGGAATCGATTCTGCGGAAATAAAAGGCAAGTCATTTGCCGAAAAAGAGGAGGCCATAAAAGCACGCGACGCCCTTCGTTCACTTATTATGGGAAAAATGGTAACTCTATCTGGCGTGTCGACAGAAAAATACGGCCGAATCTTAGCGACGGTTCATTTGGGCGATATCAATGTATGCGAATGGATGTTACAACATAAATACGCGGTTCCTTATGACGGTGGAACTAAGAATAGACCCAAGGAATGGGAGGATTAGCCAGGTCGCTCTTTATATTGGTTTAAAATAACATAACAAAATTGAAGTAAACATAATGTTCGTTATTATAATAACAACCACGGAAACTTAAAGAAAGAAAATGGAAAAGAGAATTAATAAGCGAATAGAATCCTACGTAACTGATTTCAAGGATGAGATACGTAAGAAGATTGGAGATTTGACCTTTGTCGATGAAGCAAAGCCACAGATAAATGAACTGCTGGAGTTTATTTATGATTATGAGCGTCTAGTTCTTATCAAGGACGATTTGGCAAAGCGTAAGCGCATCAAGAACGCCATTCCTGCGCTCAATAGATGTAATGCCAAGCGGGCGAGTGGTGAACAATGCACTCGGCGCAGAAAGGATAAGTGCGAATTTTGCGGAACTCATGTTAAGGGAACGCCGCATGGTCTAGTTCAGACTTGCGAACTGACGGATAGTGTTACCCAAAGGATTGAAGTAGTCGCCGAGGAGATTTGTGGTATTGTTTATTATATTGATAAGTTTAATAATGTATATAAGACGGAAGATATTTTGGAGGGGAAGCAAAATCCCAGCATTATTGCCAAGTGCCAGAAGCAAAATGGTGTTTATTCTATTCCCGAGCTGGGGCTATACTGAAGAAGGGAACCTTTCAATTCCTCCTTTTCTGAAAGGATATATTATAAAATAACGTAATATTTTGTTACCATTCTACGTAACAAAATATTTTTTATGTATATCTAAACGTCATCCTTCGCCACCTTGCGCACGATAGTTTCTTTCACCACCTCTTCCCGATTATCAATAATAAACGCATTTATGTCACTTGCCTTCAATACATCTCCCTTACAATACTTGATAAGGGTATCCATTAAATTTTTCTTAGTAATCGGTTTTTTGATGCTTTTTTTGCTATAACAGATTTGGCCATCTTTTATATCAAAACAGTCGATTTCGTTCTTCTTCATTATTTCCATTAATTTAACAGACACATCCTTCTTCTCGTTTTTTCTAATCGTTTCCTCTTTCTTTAGAGCGGCTATTTCGTTGTCTAATTTTACCCACTGTTTGATAACATTAATTAATTGTTCTTTCGTCTCCATCTATATTGTTAGTGTATATTTTTTTATGTAATTTACTATTTGTAATTTAGGGTAAAACAATTTGTTTCGTATTTAACTCAGTTTTTACAAAAAGAGTTTTAAATACCCGAAGGGCAGGAACGTAAGGAGGGACTCGCGTAGCGAAAGCAGGGACTCCGGAGGAACCCGAAGGTTCCTGGGTTCCCTGCTACAATATATAGTGGAAACATATAGTATACATTATGAACTTTTCCAATTATAGAAATCAACTATTACCAGCAAACCAAAAACCCGCGTTAATGCCATTTTCTAATAAGTATCTACAATATAAACATAAACAAGATATGGCGAAACGAGAGACCGATGTAAATAACTCGACCACTGAACCCGTTAAACCCGTAGAAAAAAGTAAAATGAAATGGGGAGAACCTACGTGGTTTTTGTTTCATGTTTTGGCCGAAAAGGTGAAAGAGGAGTCGTTTTTAACCATAAGGAGCGAGCTGTTGAATAAAATTTACGCCATATGTAATAACTTACCCTGCCCAATTTGCGCTAAACACGCGACTGATTATATGAATAAGATAAATTTTATGACCATACAGACCAAGGATGCTTTGAAGGAACTACTCTTTAACTTTCATAACGAAGTGAATAAAAATAAAAATTATCCTTTGTTCCCGCGTAATCGATTGGAAGAAAAATATAAGATGGCCGTTACTGTAAATATAATGAAGAACTTTATGAAGTTTTTTGAGGATAAGCAATATAATGTTCAGCTCATTTCGAATAAGATGCATAGGGACCGATTAATATCTGTATTAAAGGCATGGTTTAATGATAACATTGAATATTTCGAGCCCTGAGAGGCAGGGGATCGGAGTCCATCCCTATACTAAGTAAACCTGTTTGGTTTAGTTAGTAAAAACATACCATATCGAGAACCTGACGCGCGGGGGGGGGCGGTCTTTATATTGGTTGACTCATAATATATTTAACGCCGAGGGATATAAAGACGCGCCCCCTGGATTAGTTCACGAAACTGCGCCATATCGAGAACCTGACATGCGGGTGTCTTTCTACGGCGGGGGCGGCTTTATATCCTTCCATAATATATTTTGGCAACCAATATAAAGACGCGCCCCCCGCAAAATTGATTAATAATTCTGATTTACGAATCAATCCAAAAACCTCAAAACAATGGACTCTGAAAAGCCAGCAAGATACGTCGATGAAGTTATTCCTCAACTATGTAAAATAATACCCAAGACAGAAACTGCTCTAATTGAACGTTTGGTTGCGTATAACGATTCTTTATGGAATGTTGCGCCTGAACTTAGAAATAGTGGCCATTATTGGAGACCTTTGGAAAAAATTCTTAATAGCCATATTACCGATATCGATACGGAATGGAAACAAGAACTTGTAAGAGTATTCAACAATGCTTAACCGTGTTATCCTTACAAAATATACGATTATTTTTTGTCGACGGGTGCTTTATTTCCCGCCACCTATATTTTTCGAAATGAGTTGGCCGTTTCTATAAACATTACATCTAAACGTAGATTTCGAAGGTTTACTACATACTTCGTCTGTCTTTTTACCCGAGAAATATTTTAAATGATTGGAATTGGTCGAATCTATGATAAACGCCCATAATAATCCTACACTCGAACCTAAGGCGAGCGATACTAATAATTGTGGGAATGTATAACACGTATTTCTCATATTCCAAATAAAATCGAATAATATCAATACAGGGAAAAATACGAGCGTGGGTATATTCTGAGCTTGAAAATTATTCTTGATAATCCACCATAATAAATAACAGAAAGTGAATCCGAATACATTTTGCCCTAACGGTAACGCAGAAACCTCGCCTAATCTTCCTATGGTAATCATGTTACATATTGCGGGTCGCATTGATTCTTCATAATGGGGTAGGTATTTTGCCACATCGTTTAACATCATACTCGTCGCGCATGATAACAATAGACCTACCAAGTATACTAGCCCTTTAAAGTCTTGATTAAATATAGATGCTAACGAGAAGAAACATACTAATATAAATGGGGCTAAACGTAAAAATAAATACGAAAACGTTAATGCGTTTAATTCCATTATACTAAATCGCGCTTGTTTGTTTTATATGGATAAAATATTTTTGCCGGGTTGAGAACCTGTATACGCTCGATTTGTTCTAATAACTTGGAAAACCATATAAATGTTTTGCGCGTTATATATTAGGATATGGGAATCCCCAGTTATTTTTCGTATATTATTAAGAATTACTCTAATATTATACGGAACTTACAGTTCTTCGTTAATGACCGCGCATTTGCCTTTCATCATCTATATATGGACTGTAATTCTATTATTTATGACGCAGTTAGAGCAGTAGAAAGTTCTCATTCAGAAAAAAATATAACAGTTGATACAAATGCGTTCGAAGACGAGGTAATCAATAACGTGATTTTAAAGATTGAACTCTATATTCAAATGATAAAGCCGACGACTACAGTGTATATTGCCTTTGACGGAGTCGCCCCTCTTGCCAAAATGGAGCAGCAAAGAACCCGTCGCTATAAAACCCATTATATGTCCACCATCGCGGGATTTGGCGGGTCGGGAAAGCCCAAATGGAATACATCGGCCATTACCCCAGGAACAGCTTTTATGGAAAAATTATCTAAGCAGGTAAATGCGCATTTCGAGAACCCGGCTTCAAATATCATGGTAAAATCGGGGATCGTATCCTGCTCCGACCAATGCGGAGAAGGCGAACACAAGTTATTTGAACACTGTAGAAACGAATGCGCGCCTACCGATAACGTTGCCGTCTATGGTCTAGACGCCGACCTAATTATGTTATCTATTTTTCATTGTAAATACGCCAAAAATATTTATGTATTTCGCGAGGCGCCTGAGTTTCTGAAAAGTTCTATACCTATTCAGGTAAGAGCGGGTGACTCAGCGCCTTATTTTTTGGATATCAGAGAACTTTCGCGGCGAGTATTGGACGAAATGAATTGTAAATTTCACGACGCGAACCGTCTCAATGACTACATATTTTTATGTTTTTTCTTAGGCAACGATTTTTTGCCTCATTTTCCGGCAATGAATATTAGGACGCACGGGATACAAGCGCTTTTGGACATTTATAGAATGTATATTGGTAATTTTTCGGATAGGTTTTTCATATCAAAAACGACTGGCAAGATAGATTGGAAAATGGTAAAGCTGTTTGTGAGCGAAGTAGCCAAACGCGAACACGAGTTTTTATTGAATGAATATAATGTTAGAAATAAATGGGATAGGAGAACTTTTCCTGAAACTACGGATAAAGAAAAAGAGGATTTGTTAACTAATGCCCCCGTCTTGTTCCGACAAGAAGAGAAATATATATGCCCTGATGAAGAAATGTGGGAATCGAGGTATTATAAATGCCTATTTGAGTTTAATAAGGACCCTTGTGATGGTATCGAGCGCCTATGCTTTAATTATCTCGAAGGACTTGAATGGGTCTATAAATATTATACGGCAGGATGTGTTGATTGGCAATGGAAGTATAATTACCATTATCCGCCTCTATTTGCTGACCTATGTAAATATATTCCCGACAAGGACCGTGAGTTCGTAAGTGTAGCCAATAACAAATCTGTGTCCGCATTTACGCAGCTTGCCTATGTTTTACCCAGTTCGTATTTAACCTTGTTGCCGGATAAACAGAGACAGTATTTAGTGGAAACCTACCCAGAATTGTATTTAGAAAACTACAGTTTTCAATGGTCGTTTTGTAGGTATTTTTGGGAATCGCACCCATTATTGCCGTCTATCGATGCGAAAAAGTTGCGCGAATTGGATGAGAACCTAGGAAAACTGGTATATTGATATTGAGAACTTTAATCCGCATGTTTTATGTGTTTATATATTATATTACATGCGCGTAGGAAAAACAGTCAAGTATATTTTTATAGCTGTTTTAATTTTAACGGTGGGTTATTTTGCCTATAAATATTATTTATCGTATATAGAAGGGTTGAGCTGCGCGCGTTTCAAAGACTGTGAACAAGCCGTCGCATGTCCTGCCAGCAATCAGCAATATACATTAACGAATAAACCCAACCCCAGTTATAAAAGCAATAAGCCAATAAATGAGAAGACGAACTATCCCAAATTGGTCCATTGTAACTAAGCCAAAAAATTGAATCATGGGTTTTGTATAATCCATTATTCAATTCACTTGTTCCGAGTTAAAACGAGAACCAGAAGTAAGGCCAGGATGTTGGACGAGGTAAAGCGTTTGTCATTCGATTTTATTCCATCTGATATTAATGCGCGTATTTGGAGCGCGATTACATTTGTTCGTAATATTGCCGGGATTTATGTTCTTTGGATGATGGCCAATTATATGGCGGCGCATTTGTATGTTAGTTGGTGTGTTCCGGCGACTTTGGTGGGTTTTATCGCGTCGCCGTTTATGATACCGGCGCCACATTGTCAAGCGTTGAGATGGGCGATTTATACGGGGGGAAATAGTATAATGTCGATGTGGGGAGCGTTGGGACTTTGGCTCATGAAGAAGATAAATAAGGAGGAGTAGGTTCCCTTTCGCAAGTAATCAAAAAGAGCGTTTTTCAAAAAGTAAAAATGTGAATCTAATATAAAGAATGTCGTTAACGGGAGACGAATTAACGCTGAACGATAAATCATATACAATAGTAGATAAGAA